CACATGAGCCAGTGCCGAGGTTCAGAAGAACAGCTTACTTTTTTTTCAAGATATGATGTGTTGTCACTTGGTGATGGCTCATTCAAGATTATCCCGCAAAAACCTGTTCAGCACGGTTCTGTTAAAGATGCATCCAAAACATTTAAAGTCTCACGCGCTACAATTTATCGACTTATAGATGCAGGTTTTATCCGTTTTCGCAAGGCATCCCCTCGCAAAATTCAAATCGATTTCAAAAGCCTTGAAGAGCACCTGCACGCAACCGAAGACCCTGAATTTTGGACAGAAAAACGTCGATCTGATTTTTTTTCTGTAATTTAATTTTCACTTCTCTCACTTGTTTCATGCGAATTAGCGGCGTTGCCGTGATTGTGTTGCAATCACGGTCATGGAAGCCGACGCCACATCTACAACCAATAATCAACCTTCTCAAACACCAACAAAACCTTGGTGGCAATCAAAAACAATTATTAGTGCAGTCATTTCACTGATTATTTCTTTTGCTGCCATCTACCACGTTCAGTTGAACGATCTCGCGCAGCCATTGACGGATGGCATTTATGCGGGTCTCACACTGATCTCGATTGGCGCAACTATTTACGGGCGCATCAAAGCCGTCCACAAACTCAAATAAGGAGCAAACATGGGTGACGTTGGATCAGTAGCGGATGCGATAAGTAACGGGGAAAAACTCGCACTCACTTTTATCAATCCGCCTCAAAACAAGCTGATGACTCAGCAGGACAAGGAGCAATTCTCTGATGAAAACCAATTCAAGAAAAACCTTCTGGCGCATGATGCTGCCAATTGCACTTTGCAGCTTAACGGTTGCGTGTGCACAAACCCACCGGAGCTTGCCGCCGGCGAATACGATCAGCTTCGGTCAATCCGAGTCAACCTCGACGCCGCAACTGTACTTCGACTCTTCTGCTGCTCCAAAGAATCCGACGCCCTCCGCAAACAACTCCAGATTGCACTTACCACAACTAAAGGATAACTGATGAAAAAAATTATCTTCACATTGATCGCATCTCTCACATTGATGGGATGCAATCCTCCACCTTCAACCACGCAACCTGCAGCGACAACAATTGTGCCGCCGGAGCAAAATCAGAAATTTGTTGATGATGTAAAACTGGCGCAGCTTGCGTTGGAAGGAATTGGAAAGCTTGCTCTCCAATATGCCGTGAGTGATGCAGATCGGACGGGAATTGCAGAACTGATGTCAGGTTCCGGCCATGTATTCGAATCATTCGAAGATGGAACGATCCCCACTTCCGAACAAATCCAAAATTCATTCAATAACTATTTCCCAACAACCAGTTCAAAATATATGCCCATTGCTTCCGGTTCAGCAGTGATTTTGAGTGCGGCAATTTTGAAAATCAAAGAGTACGTGCCGCAAAACAACGCCACCATGACTGCAGCTTATTTTAATTATATCTGCAAGGCACTTGCTCAAACAGATTATGCCGTTGCCGATCCATTTCTCACGCAATCATGAATCCAGCTCTCGAAATTTACACGCAATTTGCTGACGAATTCACGGACGCTCATAAAAAAGAAATGGTTCAATTCATGAACCATTATGCTTCCAATGTGGATCGTTACGAAGAAGTAGCCAAAGAAGCGAATCTTCCTTACGAACTTGTGGCCGTGATCCATTGGCGTGAGTCCGATGGAAATTTCAACACCTATCTGCATCAGGGCGATCCACTTGGTCATCCTTGCATTCATGAGCCACGCTATCCGCAAGTGCCGATCTTCAATGAATGGGAACCTGCTGCGATCCATGCGCTCGGCATGAAGAAAGATATCCAGCAACTTTTTGGAATCGGTTTCACAACTTATGATCTGAACAAGCTTTGCTCTTTCGCGGAAGAATACAATGGACTCGGTTATCGCAAATATCATCACTGTGCGAGTCCTTATGTTCTCGGGGGCACGACTGGATACAAAAAAGGTTTCTATGTTGAAGACGGAAAATTTGATCCCGAAGCCGTGGATACCGAACTAGGAGTCTTGCCCATGCTGCGGGCAATTATTGTTTAAGGAGTCGCATGATGTTTATAGCCGACGCAACAGCAATGCAGATGGGAACGTGGATCATCGTTCTTTTTTCAATAAGCACCGGAATCCTGACCATCTTGAGAATCATTGATTATTTCAAACCCAAGCCGCCTTTGCACAATCAATTCGCGGACAAAGTGGATACTGAAAAGCGATTTATCGCCCTCGAAAAAAATACCGAAAAGAGATTCGATGATCTGGAAATCAAAATAGGCGCAGTCTCCAAAGAACAGGTCAGGCTTTTTGAAAATATCCAGAACAGGAGCGAGGAACGCACCGGAAAAATCCACAAGCGCATTGATGACATTTTGCAAGCCGTATCAGAAATGCGCGGCGAACTCAGGGCGCATGGAGGCGGCAAATGATCGGATTGCCTTTCATCATTCTCAAGGGCCTTTCCGTATGCGAAGGGCACAAGCTTCCAGAACATCTTCTGTTGGATCAATTGCGTCTCAATGGCCCTGTCGGAGAAACAGAATTTCAAAAAGCCCTCAATGAATTGAAGAGTAAGGGTTACATCAATTTTGATGAAGACGAATTCACCAAGGACAAGCGTTGGTGGATCACCACATCAGGGAAAAACAAATTGGCATGAAGCATGAGAAAACCTCGCAGCGACAGCAAAATTTATCAACTCCTGACGACGGATCAGCAGGCGCAGGTAGCCAACTGGCTTTCTTCCGGCGGATCAAAAAGTTCCTACGACGCCGTGCAAAAAAAAATCGCAAAAGAATTTCGCATCAAAATTTCCACTGCATCATTATCAGCGTTTTGGTCGCAAACATGTTCAGCGCGGCTTACGGAGAGACTTTCCCATGCGGCGGAAATGGCGACAACTTTTGCGAAGGAAGCGGAGAACTCAGGAACTTCTTTCGATGCGGCGACGATTGCCCTGATCCGTCAACGAGCTTTCGAATTGGCGGCTGCGGACAAGGCGGATTTCAAGAAACTTTTTCTGATGCTCCAAACCTTTCTCAAAGCGCACAAACAGGGATTGGAAGAACGCAAGGTCAAGCTGCTGGAACGCAAGGCATCCATTGCGGACAAAGCGGAAGCCACGCTCAAGGACGAGAAACTTTCGAAGGAAGAACGCGATCAGCGATTGAAACAAATTTTCGGCCTGACATGAAGCATACAACCACAAATCAAAAAAGGTCTGCTAAAGATGCCGAGAGGGGGCAAGCGAAGGAATCAAAGGCTTCCATCACTTCGCCCCTTGATCTTCTATTGCCTTATCAACGGTCATGGGTTTTTGACCAGAGCCGCTTCAAGATAGGTCTATGGTCGCGTCAGGTCGGCAAGAGTTTTGCTTGCGCCGCCGAGGCTGTGCGCGATTGCATGGTGCGTCCGGGCACGATGTGGGTGATCCTGAGTTCAGGTGAGCGTCAAGCTATTGAATTCATGGAGAAAGTTAAGCAATGGGCACAAGCTTTCCAGTTTGCCTTCACAGGTTATAAAGAGGATCGGGATGGTCATGCTGAGGCGTTGATTAAAAATGCGGAAATCCGATGGCCCAACGGAAGCCGCATCTTGGCGTTGCCCGCAAATCCGAATACGGCACGCGGATACTCCGCCAACCTGATCCTCGACGAATTTGCGTTCCATGAAGACCCTGAAAAAATCTGGCGCGGTATTTATCCATCGATTTCAAACCCGTTGAAAGGCTTGTTCAAGCTGCGCATCGTTTCCACAGCAAACGGGAAGGCCAACAAGTTTCACGATCTTTGGATAAGAAATAATTCTTATTCTCATCACCTCGTCACGATCCACGATGCCGTTAAAATGGGATTGCCTATCGATCTCAAGGAATTGCAGGAAGGTCTCGATGATCCCGACGGTTGGGCGCAGGAATTTGAATGCCAGTTCATCGATAACGCAAGCGTGTTGTTGCCTTATGAATTGATCGCGACCTGCGAATCCCTTGAAGCTTCACAAAAATATGTTCGCGATCTTGTGATCCGCCGCGATCTCTATCTCGGCATTGATATTGGGCGCAAGCACGATCTCACCGTTGTCTGGATTCTCGAAAACATGGGAGATGTGTTGTGGACGCGCGGCGTAATCACAATGGAAAAAATGCCTTTCCGCAACCAGCTTGAAATTCTTGATGAATTGGTTTCGCAATGCACCCGCGCAGCCATCGACTCCACGGGCATCGGTGCCATGCTCGCTGAGGAACTGGCGCGATTGCACGGTGCTTACAAAGTCGAAGAGTGCCAGTTCACCCCCGCCCTCAAGCAGGAAATATTCACGAACATGCGCCGAAAATTTGATGACAAGCTTGTGCGTATTCCAATCGATAAAAAAATTCGTGAAGACTTGCACGGACTTCAAAAGATCACTTCTCAAAGCGGGAATATCCGGTTTTTTGCGCCGCACAATGATGACGGCCACTGCGACCGCGCAACTGCGCTTGCATTGGGAATCAGGGCCGCTTCATCCGTTATTGCGCCTGATCCATTCTTAACCTGCACTCGTGTGAATCGTTTTTCGCGCGGCATGTCCATGAGGCGCAATAGGAGCTTGGCATGAATACGGTTTACCTTCGTTCAGTCAATAAATGGCGTAGTAATTTTAATCCACTTCGCGGTTTATCAATTCAGAGGATTGCTTCTCTATTGGAAGAAGGTGAACGCGGGGCCTATGCCGATCTGCAATGGCTTTATCGTACCATTGAAAAACGCGACGCAGTGCTTCGCGCCGGAAGACGTCGGCGCAGCGCGGCGCTTGCTTGTCTGGACTGGAAAATCAAGATCATTGATGAATTGCCAGCCGGTGCAACGGAGCAGATGGCACAAGCACAGGCAGATATTTTGCAAAAGGCTTACAACGCCATTGATAATATCAAGGAAGCGATTGATTTTCTATCCTTGGCCGAATTTCGCGGGTTTTCGCATCTCGAAAAACACTTTGATGCTGCTGGCAATATCTTTCATCTCGAACCTGTGCCGCAATGGTATTGGGTGCGTGATGGACTCAATGGACTCTGGCAATACAACACTGATGCAAAAAGCGGAACGATAAACGGCATCCAGATTCTTCCTCAAAACTTCATCATCCGTGAAGTGGATGATCCGATCAATGAGATCGCCGTCATCAGTTTTATTCGTCGCAATCTTTCTCAAAAAGATTGGGATGGCTTTATCGAAACTTACGGCATCCCGCCACTTTTTATTAAAATGCCACCCAACATTCCTGCGGATCGACAGCAGGAATTTCAGAACATGGCCGAAGCGGTCATCAGCGATGCGCGGGGATCACTTCCGAATGGCTCTGATATCCAGACTATTGAATCCGGTGCACGAGGCAATAATCCGTTCAAGGAGCATATCGCTTATCAGGATCAATATGTGGTTTTGGCGATTACAGGCGGCAAGCTCACCATGCTCAATGATCCGACGGGTTTGGGAAGTGGGCAAAGTCAAGTCCATGAAAAAACATTTCAGGAACTGGCCGAAGCGGAGGCAAAGCAGATCAGCGAACTCTTTCAACGCAACATGGATCAACCATTGCTCGCTACTGCCTTTCCTGAAACACCGGCTGCTTTGCGTGGTCTGGCTTATTTTGAACTCGCCACAATCGAGAAAGATGAAACGAGCCAGATCATTGATGATGCTCTCAAGTTGAGTCAGGCCGGTTATCGGATAACCGCATCTGAACTCTCCGAGAAAACGGGTTACACGCTCACGGATGCGCCGGTGAATCCTGCGCCCTTTTCTCCACAATTACCTCTTCACAATCGTCAGGCCCCGACACAAAAAGTGCCGGACGCCAATTCGCAATTGATTACAACGGCCATTGCAGAGGCAGTGCAAGCACGCCCTGAATGGCTCGCGCCTCTCAAACCGTGGATTCAGGAATTGATCCAGAAGATCAATGACTCGCAACTCAGTGATTCCGATCTGCTGGACTTTATCGAAAAGGCCACGACCAAGCTTCCTGAGTTTTTCGGCAATCTGAATCAGGACGTGCTCGCAAAGATTCTCGAATCCGCTCTTGGAACCGCCGTTGTGCAGGGTGTTCAGGATGCTCAAAAGGAGTCCAGTTCATGAAATTCAAAAAAATTGCGCTAAAATGCCAAAATTTAAGGGGGTTGTGGGTCAAATCGCTCTCATCACCCGTTTTTCAAATAAAAATCATTTTGCAAAGGGTTTCCGACGAATTGCAACGCGGTTGCTTTTCTGGATCGGCACCCGTTTTTGAGCAAGGAGGTTTGTTGTGAGCGATCTTCCACGTTTCCAACCTAATCCCGATGGCTGGATTCAGCTTGCTGTCAAAGGTGAGCATCCGTGGGTTTCACCTGATGGCAAGCAACGGATTATTCAGGTCATTGATGAGACAGCGCTCAAGAACATGCTTAGAAATTTCGAGCAGGATCAAAAAGAAAACCGGATGCTCCTTCTGGATTACGATCACGAATCTCACGACATGAGCAAGCGCACCACGGCGGCTGGCTGGATTCAGAACATGCAGATCAGGCCGGATGGTTTGTGGGGTCAGGTTAAATGGACAAATCAGGGTGAGCAAGATGTCAATGGCGGTCATTACCGTTTCATCTCGCCAACCTTTGCGATGAGCAAATCAGATATTCTCTCGACTGAGAATGGAGTGGAACGCATCCGGCCATCATTGCTTCTGGATGCCGCACTCACCAACAAGCCCAACCTGCGGGGGATGCAACCACTCACAAACAGAAATTTCACATCGGAGGCCGCAACCTCCGAACCCAATAAACAAACAAACCAAGGAGTCACTATGATGGACTACAAAGCACAACTGCTTAAGCTGCTGGGTTTGGCTGCGGACGCAACCGATCAAGAAATCAGCGACGCAATCGCCAAATCTCAGCAGTCAAGTCAGGCTGCGACCAATCGGGTCGCCGAATTGACAAAAAGCAACACGGAAAAAGACGAGCAAATCAAAACGCTCAATACTCAACGGATCGAAGATGATCTGAATAAGCATGGCGTTGAGGGTGAAGCTCGCGAACCGTGGCGCAAACTGCTTGCCGCCAATCGCGAAGAAGGTCTCAAGGCCCTCGCGGCTCTTCCAAAATCTCAGGCAAAAGCCGAGAGCAAGGAAAAGCCCTTGCACAATCGCGAAGGTGCGGGAACGCCCAACACAGCGAAGAACGGCGATGCCGCAATTGCTTTAAAGCAAAAGCGTGAAGCTGCCATTCTGGAGTACAAGACACTGAATAAGTGTTCGTACACAGAGGCGTTCAACATTGTCAAAAACAGAAACCCTGAACTCTTCAAGGAGGAAGAAGTATGATCGCAAGAGAAAATGCATTGATTCCGGTGACACCGGCAGCCGACCACACAGGCTTGGAAGGCTATTTCGTCAACAACAGCAGTGGCACAGCCGCCGTGTGCTCTTCCACAAGTGATGTGCCTCTTGGCGTCATCACGGAAGGTCAGGACACCGACGGAAAAGATTCTATCGCGCTCAGTCGCGGTGGTTTCAAAGGAACTGTGAAGATCAAGATTGGTTCCGGCAGTGGTGACGTGAGTGCGTTCGATCTGCTTCAACTCAACAACGATGGAACAGTCAACGTCGATGCGGGCACAGGTTCACGCACGCTCGTGGCACAGGCTGTTGAAAGCGGGGTTGCAGGGGATTTGATCGAAGCGATCATCTTCCCGTCTTACACGGCTTCTTAATCCAAAAATTTAAACGAAAGGAAATAAATTTATGGGAGCAATTGGCACAGCACAAATGAAACAAACCCTGACCACATACGCGTCAGGTCTGGCACAGGACACCAAGAGTGCACTTGCGGAATTCATCGCCCCGACAGTGGTGGTTGGTGTATCCGTAGGCCAGTTTAAACAGTACAATGACAAAAACGCATTCCAGAATGTGGACACATCCCGCGCCATCGGCGGTTCGGCCAAGCGGATTGAGTTCTCTGCTGATGATGCGACATTCAACTGCAAGCCACAGGCCATTGATATTGCTATCGATGATGCAGAACGTGCGGCTGCCGGTGATAATCAGGATAATCTTGAGCAAGCCAAGACAAGCACCTTGGTGAGCACGGCTGTCATCAGCCACGAAAGCAAGGTTCTTTCCGCTATTGCTAACGCTGTGACGGCTGTTGCAGGTGCGGGGGTGTGGAGTGATGTGGATATCGATCCGATCAAGGAAATCGACCAGCAGATCGAAGCCATCGCCACTGAGACGGGCATGATGCCCAACCGCATTGGCATCGGTCTCGGCGCATGGAATGTGTTGCGAAATCATCCAAAGGTTATTGCGCGTCAGCCCGGCTCTTCACTGATCGGTTTGAACCTCAATCAGTTGTCCTCCATGTTGCTCAATCCTTCGATTGAGACACGTGTAGGTATTCTGAGCAAGGACACCAAGAAATTTGGTAACACAAAAGCTGCGACCAACATTGTTGGCGCAGAAGTGTATATATTCCTCGCTTCGCCCAATCCGACGGTTTATGACCCGTCGTTTGCCAAGACGTTTACGACAAAGGGTGGCGGCGTGGATGCGGTTCGCACCTATCGCGCTGAAAATAACCGTTCTGACATGCTTGCGCTTGACTGGTCGGAAGACATTCAAGTTGTGAGCACGGCTGCGGTTCGCCGGATCACACTCAGCTAATTCAAAAAAGGAGAAACAAGAACATGAATAAATTGAAATTAAAAATCGGTCTGTTCGTGGCCCTTGTCCTGTCGCTCTCGCATTTTGCGGGAGCACAGGACGTGCCGTACACGTCAGCCGCAAATACGCTCAGCACAAATGCTGTAGCAGCGAATGCCACAACCACGGTGACTTCGGACACTGTGCGAGTTCGCGGTAATCAGGGTGTAGCATTCCTGCCATCGTTTGCACTGGCCGGAACGGGCACTAACACGGTCACCTTCAACTTCAACGTAAGTTATGATGGCAGTACGTGGACAACAACGACTCCATTCACTTATGCGATGGTGGCGAATGGCACAAACACAGTGCGTGGATTCGCAAACTTCGGCCCAGCCACTTCGACAAGCCTGAATAACGTGCGTTATATCCGGCTAGGCTCGATCACGGTGAACAGTGCGTCAACCAACAACGTGACAGGGATCGCGTTGCGTTATTCGTACTTCAATAAGTAAAATATTATGAATTGGGTAGCCATCACGTCAGATGATTTGAAAGTGACCAAGGTCGCCGCGCTTGTGGAGGCTTTGCAAACTCAGGCATTGGGAGTCGGGCAGTCCGATCCCACGTCTGACATTATCGCTGACGTGGTGGCCCGCATTCGCATTGAGATCAAAGGCAACGCAGCAAATAAACTCGATTCAGACACAACTAAAATTCCGCAAAGTCTCAAGAGTCTTGCTAGCCGCATGATCGTCCGTGAAATGCAAAGCCGTTTGCAAATCGCGCTCATGGATGATGAAAAAACGGAACAGCAAAACGATCTCGATTTTCTTAAGCGTATTTCTCGCGGTGAAGTTCCCATTGACGAAGCGGATGATCCGACCGATGGCGCGGTTCAATCAACATCCGTTTCGCCAAGCATCTCAGGTCGAAACAAACAGTTCAGTCATTGTCAGCAGGATGGAATATGATCGATCTCTCGATGCCAACGTCTCTTCCCGAAGCTGTGCAGCAACTTGGCGCAAAGACGCCTGTTGGTTCGATCCTGCGCACTGCGGAATGGTCTCAAATGCCGCTTGCGCTTCGTCAACGTGCGCAATTCAGCGCAGGTGTTGAGAGCGCACGTGTGCTTCAACGCATTCAGGATTATTTAATGCAGATGATAACGCTGGAACGAAACGCCATGCGTGCCGATCAAAGCTCTCCGGGCATTTACACGATGAATCGGCAAAAGTTTGTTGCGGATATTCAACAACTGGCGATTGATGAGGGATTGACGCCGGTGGATCAAGCGGATCGCGGAACGCTCAAGGACATTACTAGTGAAGTGCGATTGAATTTGATTTTCAACACGCAGATCGAACAGGCCCATGGTTATGCTTTTTGGAAGCGTGGCCAAGACCCTGATATTTTGAATTCATGGCCAGCGCAGGAACTTGTGCGCATTGAACAAAGGCGCGTTCCCCGCAACTGGCGCGCACGTTGGGAAGATGCCGGTGGCCAATTAATTGAAGGTCGTATGGTGGCCTTGAAGACAGATGATATCTGGACGAGGATTTCACGGTTCAATACCCCGTTTCCTCCTTTTGATTTTAATTCAGGCATGGGCCTTGAAGAACTGGATCGCGAAGAAGCTATTTCACTTGGATTGCTTGAAGACAATCAAACGCTTGATCCGGTGGATTCTGATTTTAACAGCAATCTGGATGCGAGCGTTCAGGATTTATCGCCGGATTTAACAGATGCGCTTCAAACACTTTTTGGCGATCAAATTTCGATTAATGACGGCACGGCAACATGGAGTGGGCAATGATCCAGATTCAGCTTTCGGGCAGTGCGCAACAGGCTCTCAGTAATGCCTTGGATCAGGTGAAACGCCGCCATGCTTTGATGGCGGATGTGGGTCGTCGCGTGGTGAATGAATTGCGAAAACATTTTCAGGAACTTAACGCGGAGAATCCCAACAAGCTTGGTGGCACTCGCACAAACTTTTGGAACTCAATTCGCAATTCAGTTTTGGATACTCAGGCCACGGATGACACTGCAACCATCACTATTGCCCATCCGGCCATCTTGCAAAAACTTTTTGGGGGCACCATTCATGCAGATCAGAAGCTTCTCGCCATTCCCGCCGTGCCACAAGCTTATGGACGCAGCCCTCGTCTGTTCACTGATCTGAAATTTACAATCCTTGGAAAGAGCAAGGCATTGATGCAGGGCAAGACGGTTTTCTACTGGCTCAAGGAATCGGTGACACAGGCTGCATTCCCCAACACATTGCCGCAATCTTCTGAATTCTCGGCTTGGATTGAGGATACGGCCACCAAAAATCTTAATCGCGCACTTGGAGGTGTGGCATGACGCTTTCAGATGTTCAGAGCACCATTCAAACACGGCTCGAAGCTGACACGGCTTTTACAGATATCTCGGTTGTCACTGAAAAAATCGGCGATATCCAGAGCAAAATCGATCAAGGACTTGCGAAACTTAATCTCGCAGTCGTGGTGCTTACTCCCGGCGCGCAATTAATCGATGACGAAGGCAGGGCCGCTTGCCGCTTGCGTGTGACCTGCACGGTGACGGTGATTGAGAAGCCTACCACAAATAACAAAGGCAAAAGTTGTCTGGCCTTGGTTGCGGATGTGATCCGCGTGCTACACGCGTCGTCGGGAACAGATGGCAAGAGTGATCGTATTTTTCTGACATCGGATGCGCTTCGCACGCTTCCTGATCCCACTGGCTTATTTGTGTATGCCGTCAATTTTTACATGGATGTGAGCATAGTATGACAAAGCATGAACCAGATTGGAGCAATCCGCCGCAAGTATTTCGCATCTGGAACACGCAAGTGGAACGCGCTTTGTCAATGGATGAATCCCGCCGATCTGTTGCTGCAAATGGTTTGTATCGTATGCAGTTTGAAATTGCGTGCATGGATGCAGATGAATGTCAGCAATTGATTTCATTCCTTCAAAATCTTGGTGAACAGCGTATGTGGATGCCGTTCTGGCCGGATGCTGTTTATATTACAGCCCTTACTCCTATCGGAGCTTCTACGCTTCCGGTGAGTGACACGGCACATTGCAATTTTAATTCAGGAAGAGTAGTAATCTGGCGCGGTTTTTCTGACAGTGAAATTATTCCTGTTTTGAGCGTCGGAGCCAACTCTCTTATTCTTGAAAATACCATTGCAAAAGCATTGTCGGTTGATTTCAAAGTCTATCCAGCATTGTACGGTAGAATCAGCAAATGGGATGATATAGAAATTGTAACGGATGAGTTTTTCCGCGCACAAATAGAATTCACAGAAATGGCGGTGAACTCATGACTTTTTTGGATCGCCCTGTCTGGACATGGTTCCCTCAGTTTGCGCAAAGCCTCAAACTGACCGTTTCTGCAACTGCGTCTTATAATCGCTCCGGTTTTGGATATGAATCATCATGGTTGGATAATCCTGAAAGTGAAAAAACACTTTCCTTTGTAGCATTCTTGCAAGGACGTGAGGAGATCAGCGATGTACGGCAATTTTTTGATAATCTTTATGGTCGTTTGAATGGTTTCTGGTGTCCATCATTCACCAATGATCTTCGTCTCTCTTCCGATGTTGGTGTGACAGATGATTTTCTTTTGATTGAAAATGTTGGCTTTTCGGATTTGTGGGATGTGCCGCCTTATCATGGTTTTCTATGCCTAATTACTCAGGGCGGAGTGATAGCACCCTTGGCTATCTCAAGCGTGACTGAAGATAGTGACACAGTTGAACGCATTCATCTTACAACAACAGTAGGTCAGGCTTTCAAGGCTAATGAAACGGTTTTGTCATTATTGCTTTATGTCCGTTTTGTGGATGATGAACTTGAATTTGATTATTTGACGGACAATACCGTCAATCTCCAATTCAGGGCTATTGAACTGGTACAGGAATATGCCGAAGCAGAAGTGGGTTTGCGGCCAGTTTGGCTTTATAGTCTGATTCAAGATTCAGACACGCAACGATGGACGAGCTATGGTGCAGATGTGACCATTGGAAGTGAAACATGGTCTGCCGTCGATATTCAGCACGACACCATCAACAAAAGCACTGATTTTCTGGATGAAGGAGTGAAGGTCACGATCCCGATTCGTCAGGGCACCGAAGATATTCGCCGATTTTTGACGGGCACGCCACCTCCGGGTGTGAAGATGCAAATTTATCAGGTGTTCGCGCCTGACTTCGTTTTGGGTGATCCACTTTATGAAGGCGATATTTCAACAGTTGAGCTTGGCGCAAAAGGTGTTCTTACAATGACTCTCTCAAGCATTCTTCGCATCAGTGAGGAATCCATTCCGCGTGCAATGGCGCAAACACGTTGCAATTGGAGGCTTTTTGATTCCAAGACATGTCGTTTGAATGAAGCAGCCTATCGTGTGGATACAATTGTCAGCGCAAAAGACACAAACTGGATTGAAGGGTCAGGCGCATTTCTTTTACGCGCTCAGGCAACTGGTCAGGATCAATATTTTGGTTTTGGTTATGCCATCATAGGAAACGAAACAAGATCAATTCTGTCACAGGATGGTGATCGGCTTTATCTAAACGGCCCATTTTACAATTTGCAGGTTGGTGATGCAGTTTCGGCTTTGGCGGGTTGTGATCGCAAACTGGAAACGTGCCTTGGAAAATTCAACAATGTCGTGCATTTCGGCGGAATGCCTTATACGCCTCCAATCAATCCAAGCCTTGACGCGCAGCCCATTCCACAGGAACCCGTTTCATCAGGGAGAAATGGTAAATGAATCCATTTTTCACAACGCCTCAGAAGATCCAAAAATTGCTCGATGTTTTGCAATCATGGAAAGGAACCCCATTCATGGATCACGTCGCACGCAAAGGCGTGGGAGCCGATTGCGTTCAATTTGTGTTAGCTGTTTTGATTGAATGTGGACAAATGCCTAAGATTGAATGGCCGCGCTATACGATTCGTCACGGCGGACAGAAAATGGCTGATGCATGGATCGAATGGGTCAATAAAAGAAGTGCGGGCATTGAAGTTTCAGTGGATTCACTACAAGCCGGTGATGTGATTCTTTTTAGCAATCTAAAAATTGGGAATCATGTGGCCATCATAAGCCAGCAGCCTTATTTCTGGCACGCACTGATCCGTTATGGCGTGATCGAAAACACGCTGAAAGATGAAACTTATCGCCGTGCAGTTCATAAAGTGTGGCGTCCGGCGGAGGCGGCAATCTGACATGGGTTTTCTTTTTTCACGCCCGAAAGTTGAGCAGCCCAAGCCGGTTGATCCTGTCAGCATTGGAAATGTTTCATCACAAAGATTTCCGACGAATGAACTTGCAGTGCCGATTCCGTGGTCATTCGGATTCAATATTATTTCCGGCACTTATATGTCGCAGATTTTCAATAATTCTGCCGATCCCATTACGCAGACTTCACAGGCGCCATCAGGCGGCAAAGGTGGTGGTTCCAGTTCGGTAACAACCACGACAGGATATAATTACAGTGGCAGTTATGCGATGTTGCTTTGTATTGGGCCCGTGAATCGGTTGACACGCATTTTTGCTGGTGATGATATTATCTGGACGGGTGATCTTGATATCTCAAGTGCAAATGAAGATGGTTACACGGCCATAACAACCTTAAAGGGTCTCATCCGTTTTTATTGGGGCACCGATTCACAATCAGTGGATGAAGAAATGGCAGCAGCTATTGGCCCGATGCCTTCTTATCAACATTTCTGCTATGCAGTGGCAAGCGATCTGGATTTCGGTCAATCTACAACACCTCCATCACTTCGTTTTGAAATCATTGTTTTGCCGAGTGGCTTAGGCGATTCCGATCTGGATAGCGATACCGATGTGGCAAGCGTTGCTTATGAAATTCTAACCAACACTATTCACGGTTGCGGGATTAATTCCGATGAATTCATTGACAAAGACTCGTTTATTTCAGCGATGGAACAAATGCAGGATTATGATCTTGGCGTCAGCCCTCTTTTTAAGAAGGTGATCCAATTACGCTCGGCCATGAGCACATTGCTTGCTTATGCGAATGCGACTTTGATTTATAGCAATGGCAAACTCGCCTTGCAGGTGGCGAATGATTCCATCGCGCCAACGCCTATTGCCACTATCACAGATGAGGATTTGGTTGAAGAACCGGTGCTTACCTCAGACAGTTGGGATAACACATGGAATGAAACGCGCGCCAATTTCACAGATCGCGAACGTGATGGGAACGATAATTACGCGCCTTACCCTGATGCGGCTAATCAGCAGATTGTCGGACGCATTATCCAAAAGGAATTTGATCGCACTTATTGTACTCGAATGGAAGTGGCCACAAAGATTGCGCAGAGCATTGGCAGACAGGCTGGAATTCCAACAACCAAGGCGCAGCTTAAAGTCAAAAGCACTGTGACCGGCCTTGAGCCAGGTTCGGTGATCAATCTTGTTTATACGAAACTCGGAATCACAAAATACTATCTTCGCATCACATCACTTGAAATCTCAGGACCAGCGGATCCGGGCATTTCGATTGAGGCTGTGGAAGATGTTTCACGCATTAAAGAAGTTCAACCTGTCGATCTAGGCCCCATTGTTATTTTTGATCCCATGAATGCAACGGGCATTCCAAAGGATACGCCCGACACTCTTTCGCCTGTCTCTATTTTGGGGCCAGTGGCCGCTTATTTCAGGATTGGTGATCTGACATCTGATATGCTTGACGGTCATCTGGATGGATTCCTATGCGCGATGCGAAGGCCGCACGGTCAGATTGTTGGCGCGGCTGTTTATTTTGGATCAAGCATTTCGGGGCCTTGGATGCTTATGGGGCAAATCACGCATTTTCCTGTGGCTTGCAAGACAATAGATTTCATGATCGATGGTGATAAGGTCTATGTGACTGTTAAACCGTTGACCTCTCTTGATGCATCCAAACTTCCCACGCTGCGCGATAGTCTCAAGGATGTTTATCTCATCACAAATCGAATCACGGTTCATGCTGATACGCCGCACATTAAACAAGATGTAACTCCTTTGATTTTTAAAATCACCTATCAAGGCGAATTTGAATTGGTCGGAGATAATGAGTGGAAAATCGAATGCGAAATGGGTGAATTTTCGACGCTTTCATTAGGTGGCGCGCTGCCTGATGGTGTGAGCGAATATCTCTCGCAGGATTCTTTCATTGGTTACGAAGAGGAACTTGTCATTGCGACCAATGACAACATGAAATTCTCTCGTTCCGGCGGTAATTTTATCGGAGATACAGATCAAAAGCGATATGTGCGTGTGATCACACAGACGCGAGATCAATTCCTCGATATCAATCAAAGCGGTTATGTTTTTCTCAATCGTCTTGATGTAACAATGGATGATGGTGGCAGCTTTGGCGCATTGTTTTCAAATGGAAGCACTAATTATGGCGATAATGGTTGGTGGGGACGCGCTGTCACAAATGATTTCAGAGTATATGTCCTTACCACTCCTGCAATCGCCTATTGGCGATTGGGTGAATCTTCTGGCGATGCACTGGATAATGTAGGGAGTGCCGATGCGACAGTGAATGGCGATATCACTCGTGAGGAAACTGGATTGATTCCTGATGATCCTGATCTTTGCATTCTCGCAAATGGATCAGATGGAATTATTGAGCGCGAATTTGGAGCCGACACTATTCCAATACAGGTCAAAGCTATTTCACTGCTTGTGCAATTACCTTTTTCCATCGATCCACCACAAGGGCGTCAGACGCTCGCGGAATTTCCGCATCGCTGCGGACTCTTTATTGAAAATGGCGTGCTGAAAGCTTATCGCTACGACCAGATCATCGAAGTGGATACGGGCATTGGCCTTTATGATGGAGTGACACACCACATCGTGATGACTTTTGATTCATCCAAGATCATTGTGTACGTTGACGGTCAGGTGGCCGCCACGGATCACTGGACACAATCTATCTCGCATGAGACACGCTGGCAGATGGCCGGTCGCAAGAATTATCTCGATAGCGATGTGGATCAACCATTCGATGGTTATCTGGATGAAGTCATTTTGTTTTCAAAAAATCTCTCTTGGGAGGAAGTCACCGACCTGTGGGAGGCAACCTTAAACACATAGAAAGGAAATAAACTATGAGCAACAACACAAAAGCAAACTTGATCGCAACTGGCGAATTTTACTTCGCCAAGGATGCGGCAACGGCTGCCGAGGCGCAAGCGGCTGGATTCGTTGACTTTGGAAACATTGTCAAAGTAGGGATGAGCGTCGATAATGAAAAACAGGATCACGAGGGAAGTTATCAGGGAATTAAGCGTATTGATAAGAGCGTCATCACAAAATGTCAGTTGAATTACAAGCTGACCATTGATGAGATCGGTGCGGAAACGCTGCAACTTGGCCTGTATGGCACTTTGGGAACGGCTTTCACTCAAGGCTCGCTCGCAACTGTTGACGGTACTGTGCTGGCCTTTTCAGGCACACCGGCTGTGATCGGGAACTGGTATGATATTCTTGATGATAGCGGCATTCGTGTTCGCGAGATCACGACAGTCACCATTGCCGGTAAAACTGAAGGAACGGATTTTGTGCTGGATAAGAAATCTGGACGCATCAAGTTCCTCACAGCACAAAGTGCTGATCTCACACCTGTCATCACGGCACCGGCAGTGACTTCATCCGACACAGGTTATCTGCGTGCGATTGATCCGTTGAGCGATACGTTGAAGGTGGGTATTGGTCGCGTGCTTCTTTATGATGACACGCACCCCAACAAGCTTGTCTATGACCATGCGGACTTCGGTTGTCAGATCACCGTTGATTCCTTCGGAGATTTTGATGGGAAAAATTACACCGATATGGTGCTGAATGTTCTCGTCACCAACCCGACTGGCGAAGTCTTTTGCGCGGAGGCTTAATCTATGAATACAGATGCCATGCAAAACTTGATGGGCGGCGTTGAA